ATGTTGTTTACTGCCATCAACAGTTTATTGACTAATTCGGGTCGGGTGATGTTAGCTGCCGCTTTGGTTGCTGCCCAGTTTCCCAATTCTACCCACTTACTCATCGTGACAGCACTGACTCCTACCTTTTCGGCAATGCTTTTTTGTGCATCACCCTGCAGATATAATATACGTGCAAACTCCTTCTTTTTTTCCAGTTCTTGTTTTGTGGACATAATTTAATGTGCTAATGTGCTTACGTATTAATATAATTGTGATGCAAAAGTGATGCTTTTTTGTCATGATTAAAAATAGATTTGACAAAATGGCAGTCCTATTTTTTAAAGTGATTTTATAGGTATTTCTTTGCAGTGCAATTAAAAACTACCCCAAGGGAAAATCGGGGATAATTAAGACCATTAAGACATTTATAAATTAATAGCAATTATGGGATATGATGTAGTTATCAGCAATTCAAATTTAAACAGTTTTGGTTTTCGCGTATTGACAAGCGGAATTGACATAACTCAATATTTACGTAATCCAATCATGCTGTGGATGCATAATCGTGCATTCAGAGGTGAGAAAGATGAAGTGCTTCCATTAGGTACTGTTGATAATGTTCGTATCGAAGGTGATCAATTATTGGGAACACTGAAGTTTGATGAAGCGGATGAATTCAGCAGGACTATTAAAGCAAAATGGGACTCCGGAACATTGAAAATGGTAAGCCCCGGACTTGAACCAATATCAAGAACTGATGACCCAGCTTTTTTATTACCAGGTCAGCGGTATGAAACGGTATCAAAAAGCAAGTTAATTGAAATAAGTGTAGCAGATATGGGATCGAACGACGATGCTTTATGCTGCTATAAGGATGGCAAAATAATTACCCTTGCTTCCGGTGGAGACAATGAATTTTTTAAACCTATAAATATTATTAATCAAAACGACGAATCAATGAAATCAATCGCATTGTTTTTGGGACTGCCGGAAACGGCAACCGAAGCCGACATACTGGCAAAAGTTACAGTAATCAAGTTGGCGTCCGATAGAGTAACCACTATGGAAGCTGAAGCTGCAACTCAACGTGAACTGGCCATTACTACCGAGGTAGATGCTGCTATCACTCTGAAAAAGGTAACCGCTGACAAAAAGGATCATTTTATCAACCTGGGTAAAACTTCCGGACTGGAAGCATTGAAAACTACCCTGGAGTTAATGGTGCCGGCTAAAAAGCCGAATGACGTGATCAACCTGAATTCAAAAGGTGAAGTAACCGAATTTAAGAAACTGAGTGAAGTACCTGAAGCACAATTGTTGCTTATGCGCGAAAATGATAAGGAAACTTATTGCAAGTTATTTAAGGCTGAATACGGCACGGAAATTACTCTTTAGTAGGTAGTAAGTAGTAAATAGTTAATAAAATAAACAAACAAAATTATACAAAAATGAAAAAGGTATTAGTTTTTCTTTTGGCCGTAATGGCTAACTTCCTTTGCGGTGGACTTGCTTTCGCTGCTGTGGGTATTGCTCCCGTTATAGGCGGGATCGTTCTTAATGGCGTAGCGTTGGTATCGCCAATGTTTGGTGTACCAGTAGGTGCATTCCGTGCCACTATCTTTACAGAAGTATGGACAGGCGAAATGATAAAAGCCTTCCGTAATTCGATGGAGTCAATAGGTTGGATAAGTAGAATTCGAGATTACAGCCAGTACGCTAAAAACGATGTTATTCACTTTGTTGACCTTGGTGGCGATCCAACTGTTTTAGTAAATAACACCTCTTATCCATTGGGAATTGAAGATTTAAATGATACCGATAAGCCTATTGGACTGGACAAATATCAAACTAAACCAACCCGTATTACTGACGACGAACTGAATGCGATATCCTATGATAAAATGGGATCGGTGATTGAACGTCATAGTGAAGCTATCAACTTAACGAAATATGCACGTGCATTACATGCATTGTCGCCAAGTGGTGATGCAGCCGGAACTCCGGTATTATTGACAACCGGTGCAACTGCACCTGAAGGAGGACGTAAAATGTTACTTCGTGCCGATATTATCGCCTTGAAAAAGAAATTTGATACATTGAAAGTTCCGGTAGCAGGCCGTTGCCTGGTGTTGTGTCCAGATCATGTAAATGATTTATTGCAAAGCGATCAAAAATTTGTGGAACAATACCACAATTATACAACGGGTAAGATTGCGAATCTGTTCTCGTTCGAAGTATTCGAATATACCGACAGTCCTTACTATGTAGTATCAGCCAAAACAAAACTGGCATTCGGATCGGTTCCAGGTGCAACACACCGTCAGGCTTCAATTGCTTTTTATGCACCTCGCATGATGAAAGCTACCGGTACAACTAAGGCTTATTTTAGTGCTGCTGTTGATCATCCTGAAACTCAGGAGAACCTTGCCAACTTCCGTACTTATTTTATTTGTTTGCCATTGAGGAACCAAGCAATTGGAGCCATCGTGAGCGATATCGTTGCGTAACTGTAAAACCAGTGTGCAGTTATCAATTATAAGTTAATTGATAACTGCCACATAATACACACAAAATGAAAAAAGAATTAAGCGAAGAAGAAAAAGCAGCCAATCAATTAAGGTTGGATGCTGCAGCAAAATTAAAAGCTGATAAAGCTGCCGAAGCAACCGCAAAAAAAGAAGCTGCTGCAATTGCAAAAGCTGCTGCTGATGCTGCAAAGGGTAATCTTGATGATATTCCATTGTTCCCTTCAACCGGTTCGGTAGAAGCCAGCAAAACGTCCAAGTTTGATAAAGAGTCAAAAGCCCTTTTCAATGAATATCCTGACAATTCAGCTTTCCACTTTACAAGTGACGGACTGGCATTTTTCCAACACAACGATGCACGGAATCATGCCTCAACATTAGAGGACAAAGAAGTTGTTTCAAAAGTAAAAAAATAAACAAATTCCGTGTGTGTTTAGAGTTTCGGGAAAAAGGGCGAACAAGTCATGACCCGAAACGATAAATGCCAGGATTAAAAAAGACAATATGTTACCACGCGTAAAAATATATTTTGAAAATGGGGCATTAGGCTCTACTACTCCATCCGATGATGCCGTGGTAGGACTGGTTGTTACCGGTGTGGCTGTTGTGGGTAAATTCGTGCTTGGCACTTCTTACCTGATCACCTCACCTGATGGGTTAACCGCATTGGGAATTACTTCCGCTGTGAATGACGTGAACGCGCTCATCTACAAAACGGTCGGTGATTTTTATAAAGATGCACCCATAGGCACTAAGTTATGGATATTGGCAGCTGCCGATACTGTAAAAATGTCGGACATGGTGGATATGACTAAAACATACGCTAAAAATCTGATTATTGCCGCCAATGGAGCAATTAACTTCATTATGGTTGCTGTAAAAGATGCTGTTGCGTATGCTCCTGTCATTACCGCAGGACTGGACGCTGATGTTGCGTTAGCTTTGACCAATGCCCAGGCGTTGGGAGTATGGTCAGCCGAAACGAAGTTTGCACCCCTGTTTACTATTTTGCCAGGTCGCCACTACGGTGGAACGGCTTCAACGCTGACTGACCTGTCAACCGGCGAAAACAACCGTGTTTGTGTACTGATAGGTGACTCAGCAAGTGCCAGTGTAGGTGCCGCTGTTGGCTTATTGGCCGGACGAATTGCTTCTATTCCTGTACAGCGTTCAATAGCACGCGTTAAAACGGGTTCTATCCCTGTAAATTCCTTGTTTATCGGAGCTGTCACTGCTGAACTGGGTGATCCGGATATTATCAACGATAAAGGGTACATTACGTTCCGCACATTTGTAGGAAAAGCCGGGTATTACTTTACGGATGATAAACTGGCTACTGATCCAACTGATGACTATGCATTGATACCACGACGTCGCGTAATTGACAAGGCGTATCGGATTGGATATAAAACAATGGTAAACGAATTGAGCAATGAGGTTCCGGTAACGGATTCAGGTTCTATTCCGGCTCCCATTGTAAAAAGTATTCAGAACGCCGTGGAAGTTGCCATTGAAACAAATATGAACGGCAACCTGGGTGTTGATCCGGGCAATCCAAAAGATACCGGCGTTCAATGTTTTATTGATGCCTCTCAAAACATTGTCAGTTCATCGACATTGATCGCTTCACTGAAGGTAAAACCTTTCGGATATTCAAAGTACATAGATTTGTACCTGGGCTTTAAAACAACAACCGTATAATCATTTTAAAACATGTTTGATTCAAGAGAATACGAATTTGCAGACTTAACCCTGGTGTTAGGCGGCAAGGATATAACGGGTTTCAGGGGTATAAAATACACCACAAAACAAGAAAAAGAACCGGTATACGGAAAAGGTAATGAGCCGCTGAAAATTCAGAAAGGCAATAAGAGTCACGAAGGTGAACTTACCATTCTACAAAGTGAATATGAAACGCTTGTGGCCAATAGCCCGGATGGTTCATTATTATCACTTCAACTGGATGCGGTAGTTGCTTATGGTAATCCGGGTAACGGCGATATGCTGATTACGGATATACTGCAAGGTCTTCAGTTTACCGAAGAAAGCAAAGAAGTAAAACAGGGTGACAAATTTATGGAGTGCAAGCTACCGTTTATATTTTTGAGAAAGAAAGCTCAAACGCTGTAAAACCAATAAAATTAATGACTAACAAAAGCAGTCGGTCAATAGCTGGCTGACTGCTTTAATTTTATAACAAAAATAATAACACACACAAAATGAATAAAGAAGAATTAAAAGGACAGGCAACTACTGAACAGATTGCCGAGTGGAAAGCAAAGAATAAAGATGTATTTTCAATTACTATTGATGGACATATTGCTTATCTGAAATCTCCGGATCGTAAAACAATGTCTTATGCCAGCGTAGGTGGTGCAAAAGATCCTATTAAGTTTAATGAGATATTGCTGAAAGGATGCTGGCTCGGAGGTAGCGAAGAAATTAAGACAGATGATGAATTATTTTTTGCTGCAGGAAGTAAACTTGCTGAAATAATCCAGGTAAAAGAGGCTGAACTGGTAAAGCTATAAAGGAAGGTGATGTGCAGCCTTCCGAGTGGATACGACAAATTAATGCACAATTACGGTATTACCTCCACCTTGATCCGGACAAGCTGACGGATGTAGAATGGGCAAATGCCTGGAAAGAGTTGGAGTGGGTACGTAGTGAAGAGGCGAAAGCTAACAAGTAACGAATTACACGAATTAAAACGAATTACACGAATTATGGCAACCATATACGAATACATACTGAAGCTTAATGCTAAAATGGACGGTATTGTTGCTGTAAATTCAGCATTAAAAAAGACTGATGAACTTTGTGATAAAGCTCAAAAGTCGGCTATAAGTCTTGGTGGAAAATTAAAAACTGCCTTTAGTTCCATTCCCGGAGCTGATTTTGTTACTAATCCCATTGTTGCAGCTACGGCGGCATTGTATGCATCTGGAAAAATGGCAATGAGTTTTGATGAAGCAATGGCAAAAGTAAATACCACCGCTCAACTGACCCCTGATAAGCTAAAATCATTGAAAAATGAACTTATAGGTATGGGAACAAAAGCAGGTGCGGATTTATCAAAAATACCGGAAGCGTACGAAAAGATATTAAGTCAAACGAATGACGTAGCTCTGAGTACTGACATTATGAAGGCATCTCTACAAGGCGCAAAGGCTGGTTTTACTGACCAATCCATTGTTGCCGGGGCTTTGGCACAAACGCTGTCATTAATTGGTAAAGAAAATACCAATGCCCAGGAAGTACTGGATACCATGTTTGCAGCCAAACGGGTTGGTGCGGGTGAATTTAAAGATTTTGCCACTTACATTCCTGGGCTTATTGCTAGTGGTAGTGCGTTGGGAGTAGGATTTAAAGAAACCGCGGGTTTGTTTGCTTTTATGACTGCTAAAGGTCAAAGTGCCGAACGTTCTGCCATGTTAATGGAAAATGCTTTTACTGCCTTGGGTAAAAGTGAAATCACAAAAGGCTTGGAAAAATCAGGAGTAAAAGTATTTAATGCTGATGGATCTATGCAACAGATGGATGTAATATTCGGACAACTTCAGAAAAAGCTTGCAGCATTTGGTAAAAATGATAAAGCAAAGTCCGGATTTTTGGAAAGCATAGGTCTCAGAGATCAGCAAGCTAAACAGGCATTTATGATTCTGTCCAGTGATGGCACAAAATTAAAGGAAGTACTTCATGATGTTTCCAACGCTCAGGGAGAAACGGCAACTGCTTTTGGTTTGTCTGTTAATCCAATTCAAAATATACAGATGCTGTGGTCACAAATTCAAAAACTAGCCATCGGGTTTGGTGGAGTTATCTCTGCAATTTTAGTTCCAGCAATGTCAGCACTATTATTAATACTTACTCCGGTAGTTGATACACTTTCGTGGTTATTTACGGGGCTTACGGATGGTAATCCTATGATATGGGCACTTGTTGCTGCTATTGCAGGATTTACAATAGTTGCAAATGGGGCAGCTATCATTACAGGAATAGTATCAGGGGCAACATCTGTTTGGACGGGCGCACAGTGGCTATTAAATGCTGCACTTACTGCTAATCCAATTGGGTGGATTGTAGCCGTTATAGCATTACTTGTAGGTGGTATTGTATGGGCTATTTCAAAAACAGATGGTTGGGGAAAGCAATGGACGCACGTAACAGGCATGATGAAATCAGGTTTTTCCATTTTTGTTGATGGAATAATGATTGGTATTGATAAAATACAGCTTGGATGGTATAAGTTCAAAAATATGATGGGGCTTGGCAATAAATCGGAAAATAATAATCTGATTAGTCAACTGAATTCAGATGTTGAACGAAGGAAAAAAGAAATACAAGGTGCTCAGGAAACATTCAAGAAGAATGCTAAATGGGACTTGACTTGGAAGGCAAAGGAAAAAACAGAAAAGGCCGGTATTGCAGTTCCAAAAGTTCCGGGACTTACACCTACTGGTGGCGGCGGTGATGGTCCACCAGTAAAACCAAATATTGATAAAGTAACTTCTGGTGGAACCCGCAATACATCTATTACCATTAACCTGGGTAAAATGGTAGAAAGTATCATCTTCCAGGGAGGTGTCAAAGAAAATGAAAAGGATTTAGTGAGCCAGGTAGAAGCGGCTTTGTTGAGAGTATTATATAGTGCTCAAAGTGCCTCCTAACGAATTACACGAATTAAAACGAATTACACGAATGTTTGACCCAATTAGAGATATAAACGAAGCAACAAATATAGCACTCATAGCACAAAATGCCCTGGGGTTTGCAATGCCTCCGTTTATACCTTTTAGGGATACGGTAATTGTAAAAGGGTCGGAAGATGTGGAAGCATCTGCAGAACTAATCAGCCGGTTAGAGTCAGGATTGGTTGAAAATACAAATTGGATAGTACCACTTACTTTTCGTGCCGTCGGATTAGATGATTTCAAGTTTCCGCTTGATCCTATTATTTCGATTTCGAGCAAAAATATAATTACACGTCGATATGTCAATAAATCGAAAACTCGTGGATCAATAAAAGAACGTTGGAGCCAGGATGATTGGGAAATATCAATAACAGGAATAGTTATATCTGCTAATGGAGAATTTCCTGTAAATACCATAAAAGCGTTACGTGCTTTTTGTGATGTGGCTGAATCGGTGGATGTGGTTTGTGATCTATTTAATCAGATGGATATACAGCGTATCGCGATTGAAAGTATTGAATTTCCCTTTACAAAGGGAGTGGAAAACCAGGCATTTATAATAAAGGCTTACAGTGATGAAACCTATACTTTACTGATTTCATAAAACGGCATTTAAAAACTATTGAAACGATGTTTAAAATGTCATGGAAAATAACAATCGGAGCATTTCAGTTAGGAATGATTGAAAGTCTGGAAATTGTAAAGAGTGTCGAGTTATTGAGTGATACGGCTACAATTACATTGCCCTCGGCTGCATTTAACCATGCCTTTGAAATTAATGATAAACTGAAACGTGGTGATGCTGTCAAAATTGAATTAGGATATGATGATAAGTTTGTGACAGAGTTCGAAGGTTACCTGAAACAGGAACCCAATACGGATAACGGATCATTAATACTTAATTGTGAAGATGGTCTATTCCAATTCAGGAAGTCTCTGGATAACATAGAGCTTAAAAATTCGAGTGTTAGCGATGTACTGAATTATGTAAACAGTAAGATCGGTGGATTTACACTGAAATGCGATTATGATTTTAAGTATGACAAATTCGTGATCAACAATGCAACCGGGTATGATGTCCTGAAAAAGATACAGGAGGAAGCAAAACCGAATATCTACCTGAAGGGAACGGTACTTCATGTTCACCCGCAATACTCCGAGATTTTTGGGAAAGTGAATTATGACTTTTCAAAGAACATTGAAACGGCAGATCTGAAATACATGCGTGTTGAGGACCGTAAGTTCATGGTAACAGTTGAGAGTAAAGGTCCGGACGGAAAAGTAATAAAAGAAGAGTCAGGAACTACCGGTGGCGATAAGATGACCATCAAGGTATCAGGTGTTACTGATAAAGCGAGTTTAAAGAAACTGGCAACTGAGGCATTGGCTACTAAAAGTTATACAGGATATGAAGGAACCTTTACAGGTTGGTTAGTTCCGTACTGTGATGCCGGGTATCAGGTTAAATTGGTAGATGAGGATTATAAAGATAAAACCGGTAATTATTACGTGTTGGAAGTAAAAACAAATTTCTCAAAATCAGGAGGAGTAAGAACGATTAAAATCGGTAAAAAGTTGAGTGATGGCTAAAGGATCAGAAGTACGGGATGTTTTACGTAAGATATGCGGAATAGATAATCAGGGTTTGATTTTCTTTAATGCTGAGGTCGTTTCTGTTGATGATGAAACATGTACCGTTAAACGAAACGGTATTGAACATACGGACGTTCGCATGGCTGCAGTAGTTGATGGTAATACTAAAAACTTACTTATAAAACCCAAAGTAGGTAGCATGGTATTGATTGCAGACTTATCTGAAGGGTTAATGCGTGACCTTGCAATTATAGGTTGGAGTGAAGTAGAAACGATTACCATAAACGGTGGTGATTTGGGTGGGCTGACTAAAACTAAGGTATTAAAGACTCAACTGGATAAGTTGACAAAAAGGGTAGATGCTTTAATTAGTGCGATAAATGGAGCTCCGGTGGCAACACCTGCAGATGGTGGTGCGGCTGCACAAACATATACAAAAACAAAATTAGCTTTGATTGTGGATAAAGAGGACTTTGGTAACATTGAGGATGTAAAAATTAAGCACTAATGAGTAAAAAGATAGGTATACAACTAACAAGTAATTGTGAACTGGTGATAAAAGTAGTTCGCGATAGTTCAGGACTGATCATGTCCGGAATAACTGTAGGTGACACGCTCTATCAAAATCAGTATATGATCCTGAAGGCACAGAAGGGCGAATTTAAAGAGTTTCCGACGCTGGGTGTAGGAATTAACGATATGGCAAACGATGATGACCTGAATGAATGGAAAAAGGCCATACGTGAAGAGTTTACAAAGGATGGACTAAAGGTAGATAAAATAAGTATAACTACTTCCGGTATGGAGGTTAAAGCAGATTACTAATGGCAAACTATAGATCAGCAATTCTAAAAGTCCTATTAACCGAAGGCGGCTATGCGAATGATCCTGATGACTCAGGTGGGGAAACATACAAAGGTATTGCACGAAACTTTTGGCCAAGATGGTCGGGGTGGGTAATTATTGACATAGCAAAAAAGCAACACGGCTATGAACTTGCTTTGAACCGGAATATGCAGTTGAATGATGATGTCATTGCTTTCTATAAGGTCAATTTTTGGGATAAGGTAGGTGGTGACTTTATTAAAGATCAATCAATCGCTAATAACCTGGTAGATGCTGCCGTGAATGAAGGTATTAAGGGAGCTGTTAAACGTGCTCAGGGAATTGTACTGATTGCTCAAACCGGAGTCATTACTCCTGAACTGGGAACCAAATTAAACTTATTGGTATGAAAAAGATAGTCTTTTTATTGCTTTTTATCCCTGTTTTTTGCTTTCCGCAAAAGTCAACTAATACAGAAAGTTATGTAGTGTTGAATCACAGGATCCTCGAGTTGCAAGATTCGATTATTAAGTTGAATAAACGACCTGTAATGTCGGTTACACAATTCGTCAAATTATACAAGTATGACCGGTTGCTGAAGTACTATAAGATATGCAAAAGAAAGCCCACGCAATGGAAGTATTACAAGGGATGGTCTATTCGAGTTTTTGAACAATAAATTAGTTATTTATGAACTTATCAGAAAAATTACTACTCATTTTTGGAACTGTTTTAGGAGGTAATTGGCTCATTAATTTACTTACAATTCGTGCTCAAAAAAAGAAAGCTGACGCTGAGGCAAAGAAAGCCGGTGCTGAAGCTGACACTGTGGAAATTGAGAATGAAGGTAAAAAGATTGACAATATGCAAGAACTGGCAGAACTATGGAAAAAACTATCGGATGAAAAGTCTGCCATTGATGGACAAAGAATTGGTGCATTAACTGATCGGATGCAAGAATTTGAAACCCTTGCACAGTCGTTTGAAAACCTTGCTAAGTCTTTACAAAAAGAAGTAACAAAATTGACACGTGCAATAACGAAAGCAAAAGAATGTCCGGGATCGGATAAATGCCCGGCTTTATTGGAACTAAATAAAATTGATTGATATGAAAAAGATTCTATTTCTTGTAGTTCTCGCGCTGATCACATTCAGTTGTCGTACAACGAAGCAAACTACCACCTCGAAAGCTGAAGTAAAAACTGCTGCTAATTTAGATGTAAAACAGTCGAATGAAAGTAATCTGAACATTACTTCATCTACTGATACGAAACAAACCCAGTCCGGAACTGTGAAGGCTACTGATACCGGAACAGTTGATGAAACTACTGTTGAAGAAAGTACGGCCACCAATTATTCAAAGCCTGACAGTACCGGTAAACAGTATCCTACTTCAACTACTACGAATAAGAAAACGACTCACAGGGGTGTACAAAATAACCTGAATACCAATGTAGATAATAAAAGTAACATTGATTATCTGACAAAGAATGTTGATAAATCGAACTTTAAATTTGATGAGTCAATTAAAGATAAAAGTAAATCGGATGTTTCACTGAAAACATCCGATCAACTTACTCAAGAAATTAAAACCCCGGCATGGATATATCTGGCAGGATTTGGATTATTGTTGGCAGTAGGGATATTCCTTTATATAAAGTTTAAATAGCATTCTAGCGATGAAAGCATTATCCGGACAAACACTATTCGATATCGCAATTCAATCGTGTGGCAGTGCTCAGGCTGCGTTTAAATTGGCGGTGTTGAATGGTATGTCGGTTACTGATGATCTAGTGCCAGGACAAGAACTGATTATGCCGGATGTCGTGAATAATTCGATATCTAGTTATTACGATAATAAATCATTGACACCGGCAACAGCATCAAACGAACAAATTACCGAAGTTTCCCGCGTATTTTTTGAAGAACTACCAATTGAATTCATGTAATTATGATACAAAAAACATTTAACGAAGTACTTGCAGCCACACGACAGGCATTCATAGACAATATGACTTTGCAGTCTTATTATGGCTATGATAGTTCATTATCCTGGGATGAGATATTTAGCAAGTCGAGCTTTGAAGGTGCTTTGACTTATGTGTTTTCGTTTTGTGTATTTGTATTTCAAAGCGATGTATACGATAAGGCTAATGAAATTACGGCAACTATTGCCACTGAGCATGAATTCTCCATACCCTGGTATCGTGATGTTGCTTTAGCATTTCAGCTGGGAGATGAGTTGGTTTACAACGAAACTACTTATAAGCATAACTACGCAGTAGTTGATGCAAGTAAGCAAATTGTTAAGTACTCACAGGTACGACGTAAATTGATAGCAGGTGTTACAACGCTTCAGGTATTTGCTACCAAAGAAAGCAAAGCAGCTTTGACAACTGATGAGTTAGCAGCTTTCAATGGTTATATGACTGCCAAAGGTGCAGCGGGTGATCACTTTCAATTCATTTCCCTGGCACCTGATAATTTAACTATGAATATGACGGTATATTATGACCCTCAGATACTCAAATCAACAGGCGAAAAATTGAGCGATGGCACTAAACCGGTTGAGTTGGCTATAGCTTACTATTTGAATAACATTAAATACGCCGGTGCTTTTAATCGAACTAAACAAACTGATGCTATTCAGGCAGCTACCGGTGTAATTGATATCGTTCTGGGTGATGTATTACTCAATGGAGATTTAAATGTCAATCGTGAGTTTGAGAGTGCATCCGGATTTTACAACGCACAAACTATCAATGTAACTTATACAGCTGCCAATGCTAATTAATCTACGAAAACTGATATCAGACTTATTGATCACTTTTACCAGGGATAATAAGTTTATTGAACTCATTCGTGTGCTCACTTCACAAGCAGTTGACGTATACAATGAATTCAATTCAGGAGTTTCAGACTTTCGGTATAAAGCAAAAGCTAACGCTTCAGTTTTATCGCTTCAGCATCACATTAAACATGAGCTGGATGTTGATATACTGATTACGCCATTGGATGGTAAGCCTATTGATTATTTGGTATCAGTTATCGGATTTGCTGACGAAAAAAAGATTAGTCAGATACTTGATACGTATGGATTGGCCAGTCGGAGTTATGTATTTGATAACAGTGAACCGTTTTATTCCAGTTCATTTATAAATTATGCTTGTGAATCATTATTGTCAGATAACTTAATTACATTGTCGGTTGATGGTGATACAGGTTCAGTTCTGTTATTGACAGCTCAACATGCTGTTACAAGTAGAATTGTTGTGAAGGTAAAACTTGAAATGTCAGGATTTATCAATTATTTGTATCCTGTTTTCGAAATAGGAACAACAAGTGCTGATTGGTCACATCAAGATCAGGCGGCTGATTTTAATCAAATAGTTGCTA